ATGCCCGTTCTACTAATATAGGCAATTCAATTAATAGTAATCCTGCATTATTAGGTAATACAACTATAGCATTTTCTTCATCACTAACTATTTATGAACAACAATATAAATGTGTTATATTAGAAAACGAATTAGGATACTCACTAAATCCATCCCTATTAACTCAATCTATTCCGGGTGATAGTAGTGAACAATATTATCCTTTTGTAACAGGTTCATTTTTTGAACCATACATTACTTGTGTAGGATTGTATAATGAATCACAACAATTAGTAGCTGTAGGAAAATTATCTTTCCCATTACCAGTATCTCAGTTTACAGATACAACAGTTATTGTAAATTTCGACGTATGATAAATTGGAAATACCAACAAAAAGAAATATTAGAATTCTCTGACTTCCCAGAGTTAACCCATGGTTTTGTATATAGGATAATCCATACACCTACTAAAAAATCTTATATAGGTAGGAAAATATTACAAAATACTTCTAAAGTAAAATTAGGTAAAAAAGAAATAGCAGAATATGCTGGAGTAGTAGGCCGTAGACCATCTTATAAACTAGTTGTAAAGGAATCAAATTGGAAAAATTATTGGGGTTCAAATAAATATTTGAATGAGTTATATAAAACAGAACCTAAAGAAAATTTTGAACGACAAATTTTAACATTTGCCCCCTCCAAAAAATTACTTACTTATTATGAAGTAAAGTATCAAATGATTTATCAAGTTTTAGAAACACCCGATGAATTTTTTAATGATAATATTTTAGGAAAGTTTTATACAAAAGATTTTAACTAACCGTTGATATCTAAATTTAGTTTCGTATATTATACTCCATGATTAATGAACTATTAGTAAGTTTAGTAAATTCCGTTATAGGTGCGGGTAAACGAACAGCTAGAGGCAACCAAGCCCATAACTGTCCGTATTGCAACCACCATAAACCAAAATTAGAGATTAATTTTTCTGAAAATAAAAAAGGATATAATCCTTGGCATTGTTGGGTTTGTAATAAAAAAGGAACTAAAATCACGTCTTTATTCAAACAAGTTAAAGCATCCCCTGAAAAATTTACAGAATTATATAAGTTAATAGGAAATGAAAAGGAACGTAAAACTGTAATAAATACAACCTTACTAAAACTTCCTGAAGAATATAAATCATTTAAAGATATAACATCATCAGACATTGAGGGTAGACAAGCTGCTTACTATTTAAAAAGCAGAGGTATTACTAAAGATGATATTGAAAAATATAACATAGGATATTGCACATCAGGAAGATACTCAAAAATGGTTATAATACCTTCTTATGATGAATCTGGAAATTTAAATTATTTTACAGGTAGATCTTTTGAAAAAGAACCATATATTAAATATCGTAATCCTGAAACCTCACGTGATGTCATCCCATTTGAATTGTTTATAAATTGGAAATTACCGTTAATATTGTGCGAAGGACCATTTGACGCCATAGCCATTAAAAGAAATGCAATACCGTTATTAGGCAACAATATACAACAAAACCTAATGAAACGGATTGTAACATCAACAGTTGAAAAAATATACATAGCATTAGATAATGACGCATTAAAAAAATCTTTAAAATTTGCAGAAAAATTTATTAATGAAGGCAAGGAAGTTCATCTAGTTGAACTTGAAGGGAAAGACCCTAGCGAAATGGGATTTACCCATTTTACTAACCTAATACAAAAATCCATTCCTCTAACACAATACGCCTTAATGGAAAAAAAATTATCTCTAGTATGAGTAAAAAAACAATTAAAAAGTCCTATAATAGGATTTTAGAAATTTCGGAAGATGCTAAACAAATTACACTCCCAGATTCAAGGTATTATCAAAGAAATGGTGATTATTACCCATCAATTACTTATGTTTTAAGTTGTTATCCAAAAGGTAAACATTTTCAAGATTGGTTAAAAAAAGTAGGATACAGTGCTGATTGGATTGTAAGAAAAGCAGGTGAAGAAGGTACTCAAGTACATGAAATGTGTGAGGATTATCTTAATGGTAAAGAGTTAAACTTTTTACAAAACGGAATCCCAATGTATGACACCTTAGTATGGCAAATGTTTTTAAGATTTGTAGATTGGTGGGAAACATACAACCCAACACTAATTGAAACTGAAGTTCATTTATTTTCAGATGAAATCAAAGTAGCAGGTACTTGTGATATGGTTTGTGAAATTGATGGTGAGTTATGGATTATTGATTTTAAAACTTCTAACCACTTACAAACTACATATGATCTTCAAACCGCAATTTATGGTAAATGTTATGAAGAATGTTTTGGTAAAAAAGCAGATAGATATGGGGTTTTATGGTTAAAATCCTCTAAAAGAGGTCCTAAAGAAGGATCAATGCAGGGTAAAGGATGGGAAATGTATGAATCAAAACGTTCACAAGATGAAAATATTAATATATTTAATACTGTAAAACAATTATTTGATTTAGAAAATCCTAAACATAAGCCAATATTCACCGAATTTAGAACGCAAGCTAAAAGAAAATTGTGATATTTATAATAAAATATTCAATTTATGATTTCACTAATTAAATTATTAAAAGAAGCTATAGCAGAGCCAAAGGCCATTATATTAGCAGGAGCACCAGGAGCTGGTAAAGGATACATTTTAAGAGGTTTAGATTTAGGTGGTATAAAAATACTAAATGTAGATGATATTTATGTCCCCCTATTACAAAAAGCTAATGTAACATTAGATTTAAAAAATGCTACTCCTGAAGAAAGAAGTGAGCAAGCTAAACAAATGGCTGCTGCAAATAAACAATTTAAAGGAGATGTAGAAGCTACTATAGAAGGCAAAGAATCTTTTATTTTAGATGGAACAGGAGCTTCATATAATCAAACTGCTAAATTAAAAAATGAATTAGAAGAAGCAGGATACAAAGTATTTATGCTTTATGTTTATACTGATTTAGAACGCTCACTATCTCAAAACCAAGACAGATATGAAAAATCAGAAGGTAAAGATAGAAGTTTAGCACCTGCTATTGTAATGCGTACATGGAAAAGTGTAACAGATAATTTACCTAAATATGCTGAATTATTTGGTAATAATTTTGTAGCTGTAGCCAATACATTAGATAATAGAATGCAAAATATAGATAAAATAATAAAAAAATATCTTACTCCATTTAAACCTGAAGGAACAAAACCAAAAACACCAAAAGAACAAGCTAAATCAGACGCTAGAAAGGCTAAAGATAAAGAAGAGATTCAAATTATGCTAGATGATGATTTTGTATATGATGTAATTGAATATACAATGTCTAAAGAAGAAGCACAGATGCGAATAGGTAAATTCTTAAATTCATGAGTAAGGTAATAGCAGCATATGGTGGTGGTTTTAAACCACCCACTAAAGGACATTTAGAAGTAGTTAAAAAAGCTTTAGAATCTCTTCCTGAAATAGATGAATTTATTATTTATGTTGGGAGTAAGGAAAGAAATGGGGTAAGTCAAGCTGAAGCTATTTTAATTTGGGATATATTTAAAAAATATCTCCCTATGAAAGTCAGAATTGAACCTGCAAAATCACCAATTGGTGATATTGTTCGTTTAGGAAAAAATAACCCTGAGGATGAAGTTTATTTTATTATAGGAGGAAGAGAAGGAAGAGATGATGATTTAGAAGATATTGAAAATAGAACTAAAAACATAGAATCCGCTTATCCTAATATGAAAGTAAAAGTACAATTTACACAAGATAAAGGTATGAGTGGAACTAATGCTAGAAAAGCAGCAAAAATGTCAACTGATGAATTATCACCATTTCTACCTGATGAGTTAGATGATAGTGAAAAAGAAGAAGTATTTAATATCTTAAGACCAGTAATTAAAGAAGAAATTACCAAACCCCAATTAGATTCAATTGAAAAATATGCTGATAGTTTATTTAATAAATTAGGAATTGATATTGAGTTTACAAAACATTTCTTAGATAGGGTAAATGATGAAAGAAATATTAAACCTATATCAGTACCAGAATTAGTAGGGATGTTTAAACGTTTACATAGAAAACACGGTAAACCTTTATCCAAAATAGACGATGATTTTAATGCTGTTGTTAAGGATTTTAATAATAATATTAATATACCATTTGCTATAAATGTAACTGATGATGATATTGAAATGTATGCCAAAACAGTAATGCGTAAAAAAGATTTCAAAACCTCAACTCCTGTTATTGCCCTTAATGAAAACGCTTCATATACTAAAGATATTAATCTTATTGAAAAATTAGCTCAACTAACTCAACATATGTTAGATAAAGGCATGAACATAGAACCTTTACCTAGTTTAGAATTTGTTAATGGTGATAGTGAAAATGCACGCGAATTTCTTGGTAAGACAGCGTATTATGACCCAAACACACAAACTATAGTATTATATACTGAAGGTAGACATCCTAAAGATATAGCGCGTAGTTACACTCATGAAATGATTCACCACATTCAAAATTTAGAAGATAGATTAGGTAATATTACTACAACAAACACTCAAGAAGATGATGAGTTAAATGATATTGAAGCAGAAGCTAATTTAAAAGGCACAATGACATTTAGAAATTGGACTGATAGTTTAAATGAGGTTGTTGTAGGTAACAAAATTGAATGTGATAAGTGTGGTTGGAGTTGGAAAATAGCAGATGGTGGAGATGATTTATTTATATGTCATAAATGTGGGAACAATAATAAGCCTATAAATGAAGTAAAACCTTATAAACATAAACATGGTTTTGATGACAAATTAGGCAAAGATCCCTTTGGTTTAAACCAATTTGCTAGAGAAATAGCCGAAGGAGTTTTGATACCCGAAGAAGAGGTCGTATCTTCACCCCCTATGGAATATAAAATATACTCAGACATGGATGGTGTGTTAACAGATTTTGACAAATCATTCGAAAAATACTCAAAAGGAATACCACCTAGAGAGTATGAAAAGAAATTTGGTAAAGATGGTTTTTGGAAATTAATTGATGGTGAAGGTAAAGTTGGATTTTGGGTAGGAATGCCTTGGATGGAAGATGCTAAACAGTATTGGGATTATATTAAAGATTACGATGTAGAGTTATTATCTTCTCCATCTAGATCTGAAACATCAAGATTAGGTAAAAGATTATGGGTTAGAAATAATATGCCGGGCATTAAATTAACTTTAGCACAAGCTTATAATAAGAAAAATTATGCTGAACCTAATCATATATTAATTGATGATAGAGAATCAAATATAGAACAATGGAAAGAAGCAGGTGGAATAGGCATATTACACACATCAGCAGCTGACACTATTAACCAACTTAAAGCATTAGGATTATGAGTAAATTAAATACACTAGCTGGGGGATATAAGGGGGGATCACCAAGATTAAGAAGTAATAATACTCCAAAACCCTTTATTGGAGACCCACCAAAACAGGTAGATGTAGAACAATTATCAAATTATCTTAAACAATTATATAGTGGGGGTAATTTATCAAAAGAAGGTGTACAAGTTATTATTAAAGAATTAAATAAATTAGTTTTATGAGTAAAGTACAAGGTCTAAATAAACAATTTACTGAAAGAGATGTAAATAGAATGCGTAACCTTATCCAAGGAAAACACGGTGAAAAAGTAGGTCAGAGTGTGGGTTATGCTAAACATGATAAAGATTATAAAGAAGGTGATGTTTGGGAAGTAGATGGTAGGATGTGGACTATTAAAGAAGGTATTAAACAAAATATTACCAAATTAGATAAAGCAAAAAAAGCACACATAATGCCTATTTTTTGCCCTAATTGTGGGTCTAAAATGCATACAGATTTAGATAAACCCTACTACAATATACATAAAAAATGTTTTAATTGTGTTGTTGAGTTTGAACATCATTTAAGAGTAGCAGGTTTATATGAAGCTTATGAGTCTAAAATCATCAACTCAGAAATAGATAATTTTGTTAATGAATTTAAAGCTTATATAGAAGCTGAGTTAGTATTATCTAATAAAGGTTTTATTACAGAACAGGGCGATGTTGAAAGTTGGGTAGGGGCTCCTAATAAATCAAAAGTATTAGAAGGATTAAATAAAACTATCGAACATTTAAATAATCTTAAAAAGTAACATATTTTTATATATTTATAACTAAAAATCAATGGATAATTTTAATATCACTAAGTGGAATAGAAACCGCTATCTTAATGAAGGTCAAATAGACGAATATGGGGAATATAGATCTCGAGAAATAGAATTAGGAAAAGAATTAGATTCTCAATTTAATGATTATAACCCTAACATTTCATTACAAATGTATAGTGGTGACAGACCAGATTCAGACCCATTAAAAGGCAAAGGCTTTGGTTCTATAACATTTAGTGTTAGAGAAGAACTTGATCCTAATGATTGGAATAAAGCATTAAAGTGGGTAGAATCTAAAGGATTTGAAATAGAATCAGAATCTAATTGGTATGAAATGGAATATGATGGAGATAGAGCATGGTACCCAAAAATAAAATTTCAATTTAATGTAGCAGATTTTCCAATCAACGAAGGGATGAGTAAAGCAGGCATCAAAAAACAAATCAAAGATGCAGAAGAAATATTAGATAGTGGTGAAGCTAATGGTGAACCTTTAACTTCTGAAACAGAAATGTTAGTACAGAAAGAACTTAAAAGACTACTTTCACTATACAAATCAGTTAACGAAATGGATATAAATGACCCAGTACTCGTAAAAATAAGAGCTGCTAAAGATAGAACTGATAAAATACTATCCCAACCTAAATCAGATTTCGGTAAAGAATATGGTGATGCTGTTAAAAAAGCTCGTGGTGGTAATAATAATGATACTAAACTTAGATTTCTTAAGAAAGAAAGAGATCAATTAATGCGTGATATGGAGCAAGAAGCTGAACCAGAAGGTGGACCAATTGCTGATGAATATGGTAGTAAACTAAACCGTATAGATAATGCAATTGCTAAACTATCAGGTAGAAAAGAAATGACTTATGACCAAGCAATAGCTGAAGGTAAAAAAATAGGAAAAAATTCATATAAAACTAGAACTGCTATAAACACAGCACCTGGAAAAACAGAAGATAAAGAAGTAATAATTGATAACATAAGTGATCTTGATAATGTTACTATTAGATGGAGAGGAACTAACCATCATGGTAATAAAACACTTACAAATTTAAAATTTAAACAAGAATCTAAAGGTGATGATGATTTAATGGCAATATCAAATGATGATAAATGGCTATTTATAGTAGATAGGGATGACGACACAGGGGAGATAGATTGGAATACTTTAATCGTAGATAGTAGAGAATTAGAACAAGACGATGGTAGCTATGCCGTAGATTCTGAAGATAGAATAAATACTAAAGAATCAATAGATGAAAGTGCTTCAACAGAAGAAAAAAGAATTGCCTTACGTGCTATTAAAAGTATAGCTAAGTATAGAGGTGTTAGTGAAGATGAAGCAAAACGAGATCTTACTAGAGCAATTGAACAGTTAGGTAGTTTAAAAGAAGCAATTAAAGATATTAAAGAAACTACTGAATTAGGAAAAAATCTAACTGAAGAACTTTGTGCTAAAGGTAAAGCATATAGAAAGAAAAGAATGGCAGCTGGTGAGAAATCATCTGCTTACTTGAATGGTCGTGCTGTTAAAGTATGTAAAGGTCAAATGAAAGGGTAGTATGAAAGATTTAAAAATAATACAAGAATTTTTTTCTAAACCTATCTATGAAAATGAAATAGATAGTTTAGGTGATGCTTTAGCTGATGAAATAAAAGATACCTTAGAAGATAAAAAAGATGAATTAAAAGAAATAGTTGATCCTATAACAATTTTATCTACAGTATTAGCTAGCACAACATTAATCAACATTATAGCTAAATTCTCAGGTAAAATATTTAAAAAATATAATTTTGGTAAAGGTGAAGAAGCAGCTAAAAAAATCTATGATTTTACTCATAAATTAGAACAAGATTTTAAGGGACCCATTAAACGTGTAGTTTCATTATTTTCTAAAGATCCAAAAACAATAAAATTGGTAACTGATGGTTTATATGCTTTATTAATTTTAAGTTTAGGTGTTAAAGCCGGTAGTGGAGCAGTACAAAGTTTATCAAAAGGTAATATAGCATCAGGAACCATTAGTGGTTTAAAGGCAGCTTTAAAAGGTAAAGATTTAACTACACTAATTAAAGATATAGCAGGAGCAGTAACATGATAACAGAAGAAAGAGTATATGAAATAGTTAAAGAATCCTTACGTGATTGGTTTAAAAAAGAAAATTGGGTAAGAATTAACACATCAGGTAATATTGCAGGTGATTGTGGTACTATGAAAAAAGGAAAGGCCACTACCAGATGTTTACCTAAGAAAAAAGCTCAATCTTTGTCAAAATCAGAAAGAAAATCTACAGTTGCTAAGAAAGTTAGGGGTAGTAAAAAAGGAAAACAATTTGTAAAAAATACAAAGTCCGCAAAATATCGAAAAGGAACGTATGAGAAATAATTTTTACATATTTATAATAAAATTAATCAACAGAAAAATACAAATATAATGAAAAAATCGGAATTAAAAGAAATCATCAAAAGTCAGTTTTTAGCTGAAGCTGATGACTCTAAAAAAGGAAACAGCGAAGAACAAAAACGAATGGAAGGTGCCATTCGTGATGATAGAGATCACATTAAAAATCTTGAAAAAGACATTAAAGATAACGAAGAAAAATTAGCTAAATTAAAGAAAGACTTTAAAAAAGATGTTAATGAAGCTGAGGATGTTGATGTTGAAGATAATGAAGATATTGATGTTGAAGATAATGAAGATATTGATGTAGATATTGAAGATGATGTTAACATTGATGATGAATCATCCAAATCAGAAATTGAAGTTGATTCAGAATTAGCAGGTGAAGATTCTGATGTAGCAGCTATATTAGGTCTTTTAACTAAGGCACAAGAAGAAGCTAAAGGTTTAGGAGATGAAAAACTATTAGACCAAATAGGAAATACAATTACTTATTATACTAGAGCACACGTTGTAGCTACTAATGAAGAACAAGGAATGGATCCTGAAAGATTCGTAGGTTCGGGTGGTGATGAAGTTGATTCTGATAGTATAGTTAATGTAACAAAAGACAACCCAGCTGAAGATGCTGAGATTGGATTTGCATTAGATGAGTCAATTCAAAGATTTGCTAAATTAGCAGGATTAGAAAAATAAATAAAAACAGTTATTAACAAATAAAATTTATAAAAATGGACACAAAAGAATTATTAGAAGGAATTAAAGAACAAGTATTATTAATTGAAGCAGAATTAGAAAAAACAAGTGCTGCCGCAAAGGGTAGATGTAGATCTGCTGCCAATAAAATTAAAAACTTATCTGCTGATTTCAAAAGAAACCATAAATAGGAATGAACGAGCGTAAACTGTCAAAAGCAGAACTCAAAAAGAGGGAAGATATTATCATGAATATGAAAGGTAACAAACGTGACCTTGTTAAAAAATATGGTAAAGATGCTGAGGCAGTTATGTATGGACGTGCAACTAATATGGCTAAAAAACAAACAAAAGAAATGAGAGATCCTAATTTAACAGAGTTGATTAAAGATGCATTAAAAAACCCATCAAAAGCAGATTTAAATAAGGATGGAAAGCTATCAGATTATGAAAAAACTAGGGGGGCTGCTATTGAAAAAAACATAAAAGAATTAGACTCATCAATTCCGTTGGGAAAAGATTTTACTTATGATTATGAAGATATAGGTCAATTTTATTTAGAAGGTTTTGGTAGACCACACTCATTAAATAATAGTGAATTAGAAGCATTAGGTAAGCAAATTGTTGGTAGACTATATGGTGGTAACATTAGTAAAGCCTATGATGATTTAAAAAATAAAGGTAAAATGAATGAAGTAGAATTACCTACATCAATTATCCAGAAATTTGCTAATGAAATTAAGGACCCCCAAGGATTTGCAAAAGCAATGCTTGGGATTTTTAATTCTATACAAGATAAAGAACAAAAAGATTATTCTAAAAATCAAAAATTTGGAAGAGTACTTAGTTATTTAAAAGATATAGCCGATAGTGAAGCTGAAGAAATAAATGAAGCACCAGGAACAACATTAGATTTATCTCAAGATGATATGGATAAACTTCATCAAAGTGGTAAATTAGAACTTGATGGTCATAAACTTTTATATAAAGTAAAAGAAGATATTGATTTAGGTCATGAAGATAATGAACCTGGAATGCTTAAAGCAGAGCTTTACCATATTGGTAGTTATGCTATGGAATTATATAAAATGATGGATGATTTAGAAGGTATGGGAGAAATTGATTTCCCTGCTTGGTGGCAATCAAAAATCACAACAGCTAAAAATAATATATCAGGAGCTAAACATTATCTTGAATTTGAACTTAAAGAACCTAAAATTGATGCCGTAGTTGATGTAGCTACAGACGTAGTAGATGAAGAAATAGGCCAACTAGGCACAGATGGTGATACAGGATTTCAAGCGTCATTATACACACCAAACGAATTAGGTGATGCATCAGTAGGAAGAGAATATGCATCAGGAGCATTTGAGGAAAGTAAAAAACCAATAGAAGAAGCAATGAATATGAATAAATGGCGCCGCGCCTACAACGGAAAAGCATTTGCTAAAAAAACAGTATATTTAACAGATTATAATAATAATAAAAAGAGATATACTATTTATTTTAAATATAAGGAAACACCATCTAAAGATGTTGTATCACTTAAAGAATCTCATTATGGTAATCATGAAGGTAGTGGAATGGCATTTGCAATGTCTAATTTACAAAACAAACCAGTATATCAATTTACATCTGATGATAAATTTGAGTGGGACAATGAAGAAGAATTTGATGCTTGGGTAGCAGAAGGACCTAAAGGTTTAGAAAGTTTACTAAGCTTTTTCTTAGGTGGTAGAAATGTTGATGATGCTATTAAATCTTGGTTTGACACAGGTGTTACTGATAAAAGTAAATTAAAAATAGGACCTGCAGAATATTATCCAGATGCAGCCGTAAATGAATCTACTTCTAAACATAGTTCAATAGCAGAAAAATTAGCTAAAGAGTTAAAAGAAGGTTTACCTAAAGGATTTTGGGATAAAAAAATCGATGCTAAAGATGAAGACCAAGATGGTAAAATAGATGAAGACTTAAAAGGTCTAATGGCACAGGGAGAAAAAATAGCTGCATTTGCTAATAAGCAAAGTGGGTATGAAGGGGGTGTATCTTCACCTGTAAGAGGTGTTTTAGCAGCTATGGCAGCAGCGGGTGCACCTGATTTTGATGGTGATGATGAAATGGTAAGTTATTATACTAGAAAATTAACTAAAGCTATTGAAACTCAAAAAGGTAAAAAATATATGAGTGGTTTTTCTATTGATGAATCATACGATACTTTAGTTAATAAAATTAAAAAACAAGGTAAATCTAGTAAGGCAGCTAAAGCAATTGCAGGTGCAGTAGCATCATATAAAGCAAAAGGCGGAGGTAAAGGCCCAACAGCAAAACAAAAATAACATGACATCAGCAGAATTAAGGGAAAAGATAAGATTACTTGTCCCAACTGTTGTTGGTAACAAGAAACAAGCAGAAGCAGCTGCTGTGGAATATGATGAATTAACAAAATTCCCAGAGTTAAAAGCTATTATTGTTGACTTGTTAACTCATGAATTTGATTCTTTTTTATCATCAATTGATTGGGTTGCCCCAAAACCATCAACTTTTAGAATAAATTTAAAAAATGATCAAGCTTTTTATTTAACATACTCAAGAACAAGTTGGGTAGCTCAAGTAGAAGGTAAAAGATATTACTTATTAAATCTACCAGAAGAAGAAAGAGCAACAGAAGCTATTGCACGTATTTTAAGATATGGTGTAAAGGCTGACACTGATGCTGTTGAAGGTGGTGGAGAAGATGTAGATGTGGAGGTAGATGATAACGTTGATATAGACATATAATGGATAATATAACAAAATATTTACATAAAATAGCATATAAATTTCCTAAAGGATATCCTGATATGGGTGATCCTAAAGATAAAGATATGTTATTTGAATTAATAAAAACTGTAATAGAAGCAGAAGAAGAAGTAGAAATTGATGTCAAAACATCACAACCTTCTGGGGGGTCTGAAACATATAATGATACTATTAGATATGCTATATATGGTAAAGATTACAAAGATAAACCAATTCCAAAACCTAAGAGTAAATACCCTTATAAAAATTCTACATTTAGTATAGCAGTTAGCTCTGAAGATAAAGAATTATTTACCAAACTATACCCTGTTAAACCCCCAAAAGTAGGAAAAGAAATAGGTAGTGCTGGTTCTTTAGGTGTGGGGAATGGAGAAATTGCATTATATTGGTTATATCATTTTTCAAATAGTGCTAAAGTAACAGAAGGTAGAGAAAAAGATGACCCGGATTTATACTTTAACAATCAGGGAGTAGAGGTTAAATCTTGGAGTACTGATAAAGGTTTACACGGTTTAGGAAGATTTGGAGCTGATAAAGAAAATTTATCATTACTTTCACTTATATTTGGGTTTAGTGCTCTAGTAAGTGTTTTTGATGGTGAAGGTGAATTGCCAAAAACAGTAAATCCAACTAATTTTAGAGGATTTCAACTTACGGCTGCTATGGAAAAAGTAAAAGAGTTTAAAAGCCTTTTAAATAAAAATAGTGATTTAGTAGATGAATATCCTTTATTTAAAAATATTAAATCTAATGTAGATAGAGTATACAATACATTAAATTTAGAAGATTCAGATAGCCCTCAGGATATGGGGAGAAAGATGGCAATACAACTTTTAAAACCAAAATTAGATAGAAAACCAGGAGATGGTAACCATTTAGCAAATGTAAAAGACAATGGGGATATTAAATTCTTTCAAATTAATTTTGATGAATTAAAAAATAGTGATGAATTAATGAAAGACTTTGAAGTAAAACAGAGTGCAATTAGAATTAATTTTGATAAAATTTGGGGTTAAAAAATAAAATAAAACAATATGTGTAACTGCGGATGTAATACTTGTGATACTAATAAATCAACGTTAATGTTAAATGAAAATTTAGCACCGCGTGCTATATTGTCTGAGGGTTTAAAACACCATATAGACAACGATAAACCGCTTACTGAACATTTATACCGTGCGGGTTCACGTGCTTATTTTGATTTATTTGCAGAAGCAAGATCTTTATATAGTAGAGGCATTTTAAAATTTACTAATGAAGATGATTTAGCTTTACTTACAGAAACTAATTTAGGTCATTTTGGTATGTTTGAAGGTAAAAAAGTGCCTTTAGATTTTCCTATTGAATTAAATGAGCAAATGGACATATATGATGACATTGCAAATATGGAATTTGGAATGGATTATGACCAATTAGGTGATAATGAAAAAGAATGGGTTCGTGATGAAATTGATAATATGGAAATGAATGAAGTTACCAGTTATAGTGGTTTTAATAGAAACCCAGAGGACCCAGATTCCGAACCATTTCAACCAACAGGATCAGTATCTGAATTTAGAGAAGATTTAAGAGCATTATTTGGTAAATTTAAGGGTGATTTAAAAAATCCTGAGTTTATAAAAGGAGTAGCTCAAATAATGGTTAATTGGAAATCACTTTTAAGAAGTCAATTAAATGAATCAGATTCTAAATATCCAAATTTTGATTTAAATAAAAATATAAAATACAAAGATACATCTATTTCAAGTGGGATGTGGAGATACACAGGTCAAGAACAAGGTGGAGCAGGTGTTTATAGAAATTTAAATAATGGTCAAATATTAGCTTTTGATAGAAGTGATTTTGATATATTTAAAAATAATCTTAGCAGTCATTTTGATATAAATGAAGGAACATTTAATTCTCCTAACCATATTGCAATTTTTGATGGTCCTGATGGCATGGTAGATGTTTATAAGACACCAGAGGGTTATTATTTCCAAACTGATAATTATGATGGAGAAGCTTCTAATGCTAAAGAAGCAGCTAAATGGTTAAAAGATAATGGTTTTGTTAGATTACAAGCTGGTAGTTTAGATGAAGCTAAAAAGAAAAAAGCTAAGAAAAAAGATAATAGACCAATAGGAAAACCAATGCGTTCATCTTCAGGTGGAAAAGCTTACAAAGTATACGTTAAGGATCCTAAAACTAAAAAGATTAAAACCGTTAGATTTGGATCTGGTGGTTTAAGAGCAAAAATAAATGACTCTAAGGCCCGCGCAGCATTTGCAAAAAGACACAAATGTTCAACTAAAAAAGACAGAACTAAAGCAGGTTATTGGAGTTGTAGATTACCTAGATATGCAAAATTACTCGGACTCAAATCAAGCTTTTCTGGATTCTGGTAAACCATATATTGACTTAGAAGTTACAGATAATTATATTCTAAGACAATTTAATGAATCAATTGATCCTATAGAATTACTTTGGCATCGTGATGATGAAGACAGAGTAGTTGAAATTATAGGAGAAACTGATTGGAGTTTACAACTTGATAATTCCCTTCCATCTTCCCTTCAGGAACGTATATTTATACCTCGACATCAGTGGCATAGAGTAATCAAAGGCACTGGAAGTTTAAAACTTAAAATATATAAAAATGAACAAATGTGATTGTCAAATATGTAAGTGCGGTACTTCATGTAGTTGTACTTGTTGTAATTGTTAAATAAAATGGAAAATTTCGATTATAAAAAATATTTAGCTGAAGGTCGCTTATACGAAAACGTATTAGCTCAAAAACTTAGAGACGAAGCAAAACACCCAGACTCAAAAGTGGGTGCTGCTATATTTAACAAGTATGCTGAAAAAGTAGAAAAAGCTAAAAAAGAAGATTATGTAAAACTTATAAAAGCTATGGAAAGCGAATTAATATCTAAACACCCTGATACATTCAGTGGTGAAGATGACATTCCAGGAAGCTTTTTACGTGAGGACAAAATAAATTAAAATAAATGAATAACTTCGATTTAACAAAATATTTAGCTGAAGGTAAGCTACTAAATGAATTCGTAGGTAAAGCCTTAGAAGATAGAAATCAACCTCTTTATGATAAATTAGTAGCAGGATCTGGCAAATCAGATACTATGGAAGGTGAAATGTTAAGAGCTATTAATAGAATTGTTTATCGTTATTATAATGATGGAGATGAATACCATACAGGATATGGTACTGAAACAGCAGGACCAGCTCATTCATTTTTGGTTAATGCTAACACAGGTGTAAGATCAGCAATGAATATGATATTTAGAAATGGAACTAATTATGAAGAAACTATTGAGGATGCTTTAGAGCATATTTTATCTCATATTGAAGCTAAACAAGGTAAATACACCCCTAATACAGTAGGTGATATGTTTGATTATGAAGCTGAATTTGAAGACGATACATATGAAGAAGAAGATTAT